TAACGCGGACGTGTCGTGGTCGTTCGGTGGCGTTCAGTACGCCATCACCGACATGAAGATTCTCGACTTCACTCCGGTGACCGCCGCGAGCATCTCGTCGTATAGCTCGGCGTTGTTCGCCAACAGCAGCGACTCGAACAACCTGTACTTCCGCAACAGCAGCGGCACCAACGTCCAAATCACCAACGGCGCCACGCTGAACGTCTCCATCGTCGGCGGTATCGGTGGCGACTACTCGTCGGTGAGCGCGCTGCTCGACTTCGACGACGCCAGCGACACCTATCGACTGCGTCAGCAGGTCGGTGCTAGCGTGCGTCAGTTCGCCAAGGCATCCACGGCGGACCTCAACCTGTTCGAGTACAAGTCTGCCGGTTCGACACCGGTGCCGACCAACGCGGTCACGCTCAAGAGCCCGGCTGCCCTTGGGGCTTCCTACAGCCTGACGATGCCGGCTGCGGTGCCTGGCTCGACCGTGCTGGTGCAGTGCTCGAGCGCCGGTGTGCTGTCGGTGAGCAATACGGTAGCTAATGCACTGACGTTGAGTGCTGCACCAACGGCCCCGGATTACAAGCTCAGCGCCAACCAGGTCATCCAGATTCCGCAGACGATGGCGTCACCAAGCGCCAATACGCGAGCGACGGCAGCAGGCGAGGGCCAGTACGCGATTACGCTCAACGGCGGCACCGGAGTCAACGGCTTGGCGACGTTCCCGGTTCCGCTGCGTGTCGGTGACAAGATCACCGCCTGGACGATTTACCTGCGCAAGGTCACCGATGGTTCGAACACGATAACGGCGCAGCTCCATAGCTACGACCAGTCGAGCAACACGTTTGTTGACCAGGCTGCACAGACAACGAGCGCCAACAATCCGGGCGCCGTGACGCTCGGCCAGACTGGGCTCAGCCTGACCCTGGCGGCGAATGTCTACTACTTCGTCAGCGTCGGTATGACCGCCGGAGCTGGCACGACCGACACTGCCTACTACCTCGAGGTCTCGTATCAGCGGCCATGATTCGCAAGGCCCCACTCCCCATCCAGTTCTCCGGCGGCATCGAGACCAAGACCGACGAGAAACAGGTCCCAACGACGAAGCTGCTCAACCTCGAGAATGCGCAGTTCATCAAGGGGACCACACTGGCCAAGCGCAATGGTTACGAGTCGCTGGGCCGTACACTCGACGAGAGTCACGCGGAGTACGTGTCGGCGGTGGGGATGGCCTCGCGCGATGACGAGCTGATTGTGTTCACCGATGGCCATGCGGTGAGCCACCGCGCGAGCTCGGATACGTGGTCCGACACTGGCGAAGTGTCGAGCATCATCGCATCTGGGCGCCCGACGTCGCGCACCGGAACGCAGCAGTGGTGCCCCGACATGGCGACGGCGCAGGGCATCACGGTGTGCGCGTGGGAGGACAGCCGGAGTGGCATCCGCTGCACGGTTGTCGAGGACGTCACCGGGCGCGAGATCGTGCATGACGCGCAACTCGATAGCTCGTCCGATGCAGTGCATCCGCGCTGTGTGGTGTCCGGCGGCATTCTGCTGGTGCTATGGGCGCGGCGCACGTCGAATCTCATCCGCGTGTGCCTCATCAACCCGGCCGCACCGGACACGCTGACGACGTCGACCCTGACGAACGACCTCGACAACAGCGAGCCATTCTTCGACGCCGAGTCGTGCGGCAACGCCGTGGATGCCGCCATGGCTGCCATCCCGCGGACCGGACGTGAGCCGGCCATCATCGCGTGGGCGCGCAACGGCGGCGGCTTCCGCGTTGGCTACCTCACCTCGGGCGGTGTACTCGGTTCCCCGGCAACTGGCTTCCCGTCGGTCGTGACGTACGCCACCGACGTCGTGAGTGGGCCAATCGCGGTGACGGTGGACCGCGGTACGTCCAACGGGCTGGCGGCGGTTGTATGGGGTTCGAACACGGGGCTGCGGACTCGCTTCTTGTTCCAGCAGGACCTCAGTACCAATCGCGGACCAGTAGTCGTCGGCTCCGGCGCGACCCTGTATTACCGAGCAACGTGCTGCTTTGGCGCCTCGGTCAATGGCGGGCAGGTTTTGTATTGGGCTGCTGACACAGCGAACAACCCCGTGACCGACCCGACGCACAACGTCTATGTCGAGGCCGGCTACGCGCTTGAGGTCGATTCGTCCTCAGATAGTCTGTTTGTTAACCTGCGGGGTCATGCACTCGCTACGCGCGCATTCCGGGACGGGCCCACGGTGGCGCAGTCAGGGACCGGAATCTCCGACAGCAACGTGCTCGTCGGGGTGGTTCATGCGGTCCGCAACTTCCCATACATCGCTGTTGTGCGACTCGATGGTAGCTTGCCAGCATCCGGCTCGGTCATCGAGTCCACGTGTGTCGCACGTCTCCTGCCTGGGCAGTCCTCGGGCATGTTGGCGCGCCGAGTCACGCCGACCACGACCGAGTACATCCAGCACCTGCCATCGGTACAAGACACGGGCACGGGCGGGACAGACGCGAATGCAGCCGCGATCGTGCTGTCGCGGCAGCACCGCATGCCGCTGTCGTATCGCATCCAACTCGACAGCACGAACGGGGACCAGTTCGGCGAGACCGGCATCATTGACATGTCGCTCGACTTCGACCACCCGGCGGCTTTCCAGGCCGTGCAACTGGGTCGGGGCCTTTACCTCGCCTCTGCCAATCCACTGGCGTACGACGGCGACCGCTGGTCGGAGGCTGAGTATCACTGCGCGCCCGACGTCGGCACGTCCCCGGCCGGTGTAGATGTGTCGTTCGCGGCGAGCTTCACACCATCGGCGAGTGGCGGCTCGATGAGCGATGGCACGTATCTCTATAAGCTCTGGTATGAGGACATCGATGCCGCCGGTGAAGTGCATCGGGGGCCAACGTCCGTCGGCATACTAAAAACGCTCTCGGGCGGCGGCAGCTCGCAGAGCGTCAGCATCGCCATCCCGACGTACCGCCTGACCTCCAAGCGGCGCGTTCGGTTGTGTGTGGCCCGCTCGAAGGCCGGCGCAACGGGCACCGACTCGCAGATTCCGCTATTCCGCTGCACCAGCACGGACCCATCCATCACGACCGGAGCCAACTGCTTCGTGTTCAACGACACGACGGTCGACACGGTCACTTTCGTCGATGGCCTGTCGGATACCACGCTGGGTGCGCGCGAGCCGCTGTACACGAACGGCGGCATCCTGAGCAATGACCCGTCGCCGTGGGCGGGGAACGCCATCGCCGGTGGCAAGTCGCGGCTATTCTGGACCGATCCCATCGACCCTAATCTGGTGCGCTTTAGTCAGCAGCTCGCTGAGGATACCGGCATGGAGGCATCGCCACGTCTGGTCAGTCCATGTGACCCATACGGCGGTGCCATCGTGGCCATCTCGACGATGGACGAGACGGTGGTGGCGTTCAAGGAGACGGCATTGTATGGGTTCACCGGACCCGGTCCGCTCGCCAACCCGAGCGCCGATCCTGCCCAGTACGCATTCTCCCCGGCCGAGCTCGTTACGAGCGACGTCGGGTGCATCTCGCCCAAGTCGGTGTGTCAGTCTCCGATGGGCCTCGCGTTCCAGAGCCAGAAGGGCATCAAGCTGCTCGACCGATCGCTCCAGATTCAGGATATCGGCTCGAGCGTTTATGCGCTGAATGACCAGACCGTCACGCGCGCGACGCTGCTGCCAGACCGACACCAGATTGTGTTCCTCACCGGCGACGGCACGACGCTGCTCTGGGACTACGAACGCAACCAGTGGTCGAAATGGACCAACCACGAGGGCTTTGACGCTTGCGTGGTCGACGGGCTCTATCACTACCTGCGCACTGACGGACGCGTGTTCCGAGAGACGCCCGGCCTGTACCAGGACGACAACAGTCATATCCCGATGGTCATCGAGACTGCCTGGATTAAGCTGGCTGGCTATCTCCAGGGCTGGCAACGCATCCTGTGGGCCTACATTATCGGCACATGGAAGAGCAGTCACACGCTTAGTGTGAAATGGCGCATCGACTACAACGCCGGCTACTCAGCGCCCGTGCTCATGGACGTGGATACGAACTACAACCCCAGCGACTATGGCGAGGACGGCTACGGCGATGGGCCGTACGGCGGCAGCGAGGGGGATACGACGCGGTATCAGCGGCGGATTCACCTCAATCGGCGCTGTCAGGCGATTCAGTTCCGCATTGAGGACGTCGAGGCCACCGACGCATTCGGCGCTGCCTTCGAGCTATCGGAACTGCTATTGATTGGCGGAGTTCTTAGCGAGTCGTTCAAACCCGGTCCAGCGCGGACCAACTAGGAGTGATGTATGTCCTGGTACGATTACCTCCTTGGCGGAACTAGCAAGAAGCCGGGTGACTTCTACACGCCGATGCAGCACGAGAACCAAGCGATGGGCGCCATCACTGGCGGCCTCGGCACCAATCACGTGGCCCCGCAAATCGGCCTGCAGTCGGACCCGTTCCGCGGCATGCAGCTGCAGCAGATTGGCCAGCTCCAAGGCATCGCTGGCGGCACGCAGAAGGGCGCTGGCGAGC